ATGACCCGATACACAAGAATCGTGTTCACCACGGCAGATAGCAATCTTTTGGCCGAAGTGAGAGCGTGCGTCGGCAAGTGGTCCACGAGTTTGAATCCGATTGTGCGACTTCGTGACCGACTCTTGAACTTGCAGAAATTTCGTTGCGTTTACTGCCAGGCCCCCATTGAAGCAGAGGAGATCGGGTATAGGGAGCTTGAGCACATTCTGCCAAAGGGGAAGAGTTCAAGATGCACTGAGAAGAGCGGCACTAGCAATCTCGCATCTAAGAGGCGAGCAACGCTTGGATATCCCGAATTCATGTTCGAACCGCTCAACCTCGCTGTCAGCTGTAAGCAATGCAATAACCTCAAGGGCATGCATGACTGCCTAGTTGATAGAACTCAAGCGAGACCATTGCCCGCTTACCCTCAAGCAAGAGGTTTGATTTGGTTCCATCCTCACCACGAGCGCTATGACACGCACATCAGTATTGATGAAAACTTTTCCTTCACAGGGTTAACGGATGGAGGTAAGGCGGTTATCAAGGAGTGCGGCTTGGATCGCGTCGAGGTTCTGACTCGCAAGTTCTATGCGCGAGCAAAATCCCGAGCTAAACACGCCGACTCGATAAGGAAGAAGGTTGACTCACTGGCCAATGGGGTGGAGACCTTCTACTTCAGCATGGTAGATGCAACTCGAAGCTTGTCGGAGGACTGTTCGATCTCTTTAGCTGATGCCTCTCGCTTGCTAGCGTGCCGTATAAACGCCAAGACGGCCCTAGAGTTTGAGGCTCTCTATGAGGAATGCAATCGATACGACGCTGCAACCAGCTAAGGTTAACGATTGGACGCAGGGTGCTGTCGAATATGACTGTTAGCTTTTGGGCGATTGTTGTCAGTCAGGGAAAAAATCCACGGCTTTATGGGTGATGGATTGGAACAGCTAAACCTGAAGGCCCCACAGAAAGAGAGCTCAAGCAACACCGTCTGCCACCCGTACCACTTTTGTACCACCACATTTCCCCTCCCCCCTCTTCCCCCCCCCAAAAAAAATATCTCCTCTTCACTGGCTAGCCGAAGTACCTATGATCATCGCTGCTGCTATGCTTGGCTCTTTGGCCACGAGCCATATGCCATGACGGGCGAATACTCATTGAAAGATGTTCTGGAGCAGTCTTATTAAGACTAATTGGTCTTGGAGGCCGAGTCATGAAACTGACTCTATGGGTTAAAGAAAATACCCCTCAGAGTTGGGCAGAAATGCTCGAGGAGTAATTGAAAAAATTGGTGAGAATGCGGGACACATTAAACAATGGCTGGCCCGACTAGAAGGAATAGACCCGGCAACTATCAGCTGTGAGTTTTAACTTGTCAACCCTTAATCAATAATTGGGCTACCTGATGATATCAAACTTAAAGCTAAAGTTTGGACGCACACCTACTTCCGAGCCAGAAGAAATAAAAGCTCCTCCTATAACGGTATTTGTGGGCCCTAATAACTCAGGAAAAAGTAAAGTAATATCTGAAATTCAGGCGTACTGTAGTGTAGGTATCCGCCAAGCTAATAGTCTTATTTTAGACAGCATCACCTTTGAAGATACGACTCTAGAAAACGCTCTAAAAATTATTGAAAAATACCAACTCCCGCCAAGTCCCGGCGACGCAATTCATGAGGGACATATATTATTTGGCAGTAGACGCGGAAAAAACCAATTACCCCTCGACGCATTAAAAAAATTCATTCAACACCCGCAGCAAAACGCCCAAAACTATTGCCAATGGTTTTTATCTCATGCGATATTAATGCTCGATGGTAGTAGTCGTATAAATCTTATCAACGATCAAATTGCAGGTGATCTGCAGCAAGCGCCACAGACGAGCCTTCAAGTACTATTAAGGGATGACACCAAGCGACACGAAGTAAGAAGGATAATTTACGAGGCATTTAACACAAACTTCGTAATCGACCCTACCCATCTCGGAAAATTAAGAATTCGACTTTCAACGAGACCTCCAACTAATGACATTGAAGAGCGAGGCATACATGCGGAAGCAGTCGCATTTCATTCAGCAGCAATACCAATTGAAATTTCAAGCGACGGAGTTAAAGCTTTCACAGGCATCATCACAGAGCTTATCGCAGGTGACCCAGGGATAATACTGATTGACGAGCCTGAAGCGTTTCTTCATCCATCCCTCGCTTCCAAGCTTGGATTAGAAATCTCGCGCGCGGCCTTAAAGGAAAACAAACGGGTCTTCGTATCCACCCATAGCACATCTTTTGTAATGGGTTGCATCCTTTCCGGAGCACCAGTAAACATCATCAGGCTAACTTATAGAGAAGGAGTTTCAACGGCAAGAGTTCTTCCGAGCGCGGATATTCTTGAGTTGATGAGAAACCCACTACTCCGATCAACAGGAGTACTAAGTGGTTTATTCTACGAGTTCGTCATCGTTACCGAGTCAGACACTGACCGCGCTTTCTATCAAGAAATAAATGAAAGACTACTGAGATTTTCTCCTGAGAATGGAATCCCAAACTGTCTATTTATAAACGCCCAGAACAAACAAACAATCCAAACTATATTAAGACCCTTGAGGCAACTAGGGATCCCCGCAGCCGGAATAGTAGATATTGATATTCTGAAAGATGGTGGTAGCACCTGGTCGAACATGCTCAAAAGCATAAATGTACCTGAAATATCACATAATTCTCTCGCCGCGATGAGAGTTGCAGTTAAGCACGCAATGGAGGCTACTGGTCGCAATATGAAAAGAGATGGAGGAATCAACATCCTCAACTCTGAAGAAAAAGAGGCAGCTGAAAATCTTTTAAACCAGCTAGCGGAATATGGAATGTTTACCGTTTATAAAGGTGAATTAGAATCTTGGCTACCAGAAACCAACTCATCTGGACATGGCCCTTCCTGGCTCATAGAGATTTTCGAAAAAATGGGAGAAGATCCATCATCTGAGGATTACATAAAACCTTCTGAGGGTGATGTTTGGGGGTTCTTATCAAAAATAAAATTGTGGCATTTCGATGCAAAACGAAAAGGTATTCCGGAGTAACAATCTAACTGAACTGGCTCACCGGACACGTCAAAACCCTCCAAACTCGTTATCAGCTCGAAAGCTGATAACGAGGTTAAAAGTCATCCAGCCGTTTAACGATCTTAATGGGTTCCAACGGCAACAAAGTGACATTGCGCAAAGCTGGTGCCCGTCATTCAAGCATTCGTAGTCTCGCCTAGACCGACTGTCCAAAGGCATCCCCACGTCATTCCCACGAGCTTTAGCATGCACTCAGTACGCGTGCGCATCACACATATAAGGGGGTCAAATTCGAAATCTAGCGGGGGGGCAAAAAAAAAGAGTAACATAAGTAATCTTGACCGTTTTTCATGCTCAAGCCATTGAAATTTAAGGGTTTTGTATTCCGACCAAAAGGTAATCTTTAAGTAATATTGAAGTAATCTGATTACTCTTTATAAATGTAATTCTCGTGCTTATAAAAACCCTTTAAAAACAATACGTTAGCAAAAAATTACCTTTTCAATTACTTCTCTGTTACTCCTTTTTGTAATACCGAACCCCACGGAATACGCGGCCTCCAGCCCATGACCCAAACGTGGTTACTGAAATTACTCTTTTTGAAATCCCCCCCCCTACCTGCACAGCAACGCCTCCAGACCTTTCGAAGAAATACCCCCTCGCTGCAGGGTTCCGCAGGCTTTCAACCTCCCCACAACGCCAAGCAAGCGCCCAGCCTGAGCCGCCGGAAGTGGTCCGCAGGGGCGCAGAAATAACGACCCATTTAGCCCGCAGGCGAGGTGGGGGGACGACGGCGCGCTCCAGGTCGTTGCCTTTGGATAAAACAGTTACTAAAGAAAGCTGGTAGCTGAGGCGGGATGGTTTATCCGTCACAGATACGACTGGTGCTTGCGTTCTACAGCCATAGGTTTTGCCTATCAGCGCTCTGGATACGTTCACCTTCCCTACCTAGAGCGGCTCTCCCTCTGGATAGCCCCGATTCCAAAGGCCTGGTGTCAGGTAAATGGTGCGCGAAAACAGATCCGCAGCAAGAAAGCCAAAAAATGGTTGATTTTTTTTACACAGCAGGTCTAATCGATTACTCGACCGTTTTCCGATAGAATTCGGCAAAAAATCAGCCAAATAAAGAGACAACGATGATAATTGACTTCACAGTCAAAAATTTCCGTTCATTGAAAGATGAGCAGTTATTCAGCATGAACGCAAGTAATCCTAAAGGTAATCTTTCGGAAAATTTTGTTCGCACTGATAACGACAAGGTCAATATTCTAAAAAGCGCAGGTATCTACGGCGCGAACGCTTCAGGAAAGTCAAATTTACTTCTCGCATTTGGAGCATTAACATGGATTGTAAAGCGTTCCGGTGATTTAAAAGAAGGAAGTGATATTCGCTGCTACGAACCTTTCAAACTTTCTAGTGAAACTATCTCAGCACCGTGTAGCCTCGAGATTGAATTCATAGGGTTCGACCAACTGCGCTATATTTACGAAGTCACATTCAACAAGAAAGAGATATTAACTGAGAGTCTGGACTACTATCCATCTCGCCAGAAAGCAAACATATTCAAAAGAGTTGAAGGTGATACTTGGGAAACCATTTCATTCGGCAGCCATTACAAGGGGGGAACTAAGCGCATACCGTTCTTCAAGAACAATAGTTACCTTTCAAAAGCAGGAAATAACGCCGCAGCTTCTGAGACAATCAGAGGGGTCTACCAATTCTTTAGAACGATATTCACTAAAGACCTAGATCCAAGTTCTTTATTTGCTGACTTCTATGAAGGAGAGCAAATACTGAAAGTAGTCGCCGGGATTCTTTCAAATATTGACACAGGCATTGTAGGTATAACACGTACCGAAAAAGAGATAGACACTTACTTAGAGAAAATCTCAGCAAGCTTACCTACTGAAATCAAAGAAGAAATCTTGAAGCGCAACAAGTTTGACTTCATTTTCTCTCACGAAACCGAAAAGAAAGAAGATGCCCTATTCAAACTTGATCAAGAGTCGGATGGAACTCAGAAGCTATTTCAATTCCTACCGATACTAGTAACAGCGTTCGGCATCGGTGCCGTACTAATTATCGATGAGTTAGATAGCAGTTTTCATCCGCATCTGGGGGAACTAATTGTTAAACTTTTCAACGACCCAACCATAAACAAAAATAATGCTCAACTAATATTCACCACTCATGACATCAAACTAATGTCACCAACCTTAATGAGAAGAGATCAGGTCTGGTTCACAGAAAAAACGCTGGGAACCACTACGTTATACTCGCTAGATGAATTTGATAAAACAACTGTAAAATCCAACAGCCCTTATAACCATTGGTATGATGAGGGTCGTTTTGGCGCGCTTCCAAAAATTAATTATGATGAAATTTCCAACATACTTACTAGTGCGCTTAGTGAAAGCTATAATGGTGGACAGGAGATTTTGAACAGCATGCTTAATGGAAATAAAAATGCCTAAGCCAAGGAAAAGCTCAACCAAGCTAGTACCAAGAAAGCTACACATATATTGCGAGGGAATTAAAACTGAGCCTCACTATCTTCGTGGATACATTGGGAGTATAAAGGATGGTGCTCTCAGGACTGTTGTATTAGTTGAGGATACCAATAAAAATACGCCGATCCAACTCGTCAACGAGGCTATCGTAAAAAAAGAAAGTCCTTTAACACCTGACGGCGATGAATTCTGGGTGGTTTACGACAGGGAGTCTCCTGGGAAATATCCAGATGCATTACATGACAAAGCGTATAACTCAGCAAAAAAGAACAATATAAATATCGCACTCTCTAATATTTGCTTTGAACAATGGATATTGTTGCACTTCACTCCAAGTGGCGCCTCCTACTCTTGCCAAGACGACTTAGTCAACAACAGTTCATTAAAACGAGAAATTCTAAATGCTACAGGAAAGGCGTATGACAAGGCCAGCCCTGAAATCTTTAAAATTGTAGCCTCCAAAGTAAAAACTGCAAAATCTCATGCTGAAAAAATCAATAAAAATGCTTTGAGCGCTGCTCAACCAGGCAGAAACAGACCACATCATTTGAATCCCTATACAGACATGCCTAAACTTTTGGACGCCATAGATAAATTCAAATAAGCAATATATACATTAATCGCAGTTATGCTAACGGCGGATATCGCATCCGCCGCACCTTAAAATATATTCGGACTTGCTTCATGGTCATTTACAACCATAGACCCAACCAAATTTTTATATTAGCGCCTTCACGTTGATGTAGGGATTTGATAGGGTTTGAATAGTATGACCTCCTCCCCGAGCCATTCATTCACTTGCGTCATGCGCGCCTGAATCGGCTCCAGCTCATTGGCCGCGTAGATCTGCGCCGCTTCCCTGATCGACCCAAACCCACCCGCGTTTTGCGGCACGATGCCCATCAGTTGCGGCGGAATGCGCAAGCTTGCCAGCACGTCGTCGCGGGTCTGATTTTTGATAGAGTTGAATTCGTCCTTGGCCGTCACTTCACTGACCGGGATGATCTGCAACCCGTCCTTTTTACCGTTCGGCGAATAAACGAACAGGTTGCGGAAGTTACCCGGCCCCTTGGAATCCTTGAGCGCCTTACGCAGTGAATCGACGTCCGCCTCGTTCTGCGCGGCGTCAGTCATGTAAAGAATGAAGCCCGCATGACTGCCGTTCTCGTAATACTTGCGGCGAAACAACGTGGCCGACTCATTCAGCAACGCCGACTGCAACGCGCTGATCCACTCAGGCAGCCCGTACACCTCCTGGTGTAGATCCGCCTCTCGCAGATGAAAGACCGTACCCGGTTCAAATTCATGCTCCTCCTTCCACCCCTGGACCATGAACTGCCGCCCGTCCTTGCCCGAGCGCATGTATTTCGCCAATGGCGGCACCAGCTCACGCACCGGGCCGAGCATTGAGCGCCGCCCTTCAAGATAGCCATTGCCCAGGCACAAGAAATCGAGGGCGAACTGTTCGAAGGCCGCGCGCGACAGCAGCCGGTGTGGAATGAAGGTTTTGCTCAGCAAATTGCGCTTGAACATCAGCCCGGAGTGAAGGTGCACACTGGACCCCACCGACCGCGCCAAACCATCCAGCGACAACGGCGGCTCATACCACCGCCCGTTAAACCAGCACTCCAGATAGTCAAACACCTCCCGGCCGCTCAGCACCGGTGATGGATCGCCAAAACTGAACGCCTCCATCTTGCTGTCACTGCGCGGAATAAACTCCTGCGTTGCAACCGTGGCGGCCTGGGCCAACTGCTTGGTATTTCTGCGGCGGTTCGACATCAAAAAATCTCCATCCGCCCGGTGTTGGCAGTGGTCTGCCCCTCCAGCGGTTCGTTGTGCAATGCATGAAAGAGCGCCCACGCCAGGTCAGCGTGGCCGGTGTTGTCGTTACGGCCGGCGGTGTAGGTGAATTGGCGACCGCCTGCGGTGATGGTCTTGCGGATCGCCATCAGTGACTGCGCCATGTCGGTCCAGCCGGCGTCGAACTCCAGCCGGCCACGGTGGATCACGTCGTAAGCCTTCAGCACCAGGCGGGTCTTGACCTCGGGCGAGTAGCTGAAGGTGGTCACGTTGGGGAAGAATTGGCGCACCAGCTGCGCCACGCCGCTACCCAGGCCGGTGACGTCGATCCCGATGTAAGTCACCCAGTAGCGATCGCAGACGGCTTTGATCACGCTGGCCTGGGCCGCGAAGTCCATACCTCGGAACTGGTGACGCTCCAGCACCCGGAACTTGCCCCCCGGCACCATCGGCGGCGCGACCACCACCAAGCCCGAGCAGTCGCCGGTTTCCGCTGGGTCATAACCCACCCACACCTGGCGATCACCGAACGGCCGCATGGCAAACGGCTTGTAGTCCTCAGCCCACTCAACCCAGCTATCAACCATGCACGGCTGCAACACCGTCAGGGGGAAGATGCTCGCTCCGTCGTCGACGAACTCACACATCAGCAGGTTGGCGAACGCCTCGGGGCTGTACTCCCGGCGCAGTTCCTCAATGTCGAACAGGTCGCAGCCGCCCTCCTCCGCGTCGAGGATGGTGACGATCTGGCGCCACAACCGGTCCTCACAGAAACGGCCCTGCTGGAGCGCGCCATGGGAAACATCAACTTTGGTGTGTTGCGCCGCAGGCTTGCCCTTGTTGAAGCGCTCGCCCGTCCAGAAGGTGTAGGCCTCGTGGGCCATGGTCGAGGGCGTCGAGAAGTAGGTTTTGCGCCACTTCTTGTGCATCGCCATACCCGACGCAACCTTGTTCAACTCCTCAAACTTGAACGTCCAGAAGAATTCGTCGAAGTAGAAATTGCCGTGGTAGCCCTGGGCGGTGCGCGCGTTGGTACCGAGGAAGAACAGTTCTGCGCCGTTCGGCAGCACGATGGGATCACCGGTCAAATCGACGCCGATAACCTCGCGGGCAAACGCCTGAATGTAGCCCCGGAACAGGTAGGCCTGGTTCTTCGAAGCCGACAGGAAGATCTGGTTGCGCCCGGTCTCCAGCGCATCAATAAACGCCTCGCGGGCAAAGTAGTAGGTAGCGCCGATCTGCCGGCTCTTGAGGATGACGCGGGTGCGCTGATTGCCGGCCCGGTGCCAGTCTTTCTGGTAGTCGAAGCACCCATCGATAAACGCTTCGCGCAGCAGCTCGATCTGCTCTTCGCTGATGTCGTTTTTCGGGGTCTTTTTCTTCGGACCTTCGTTGCGCTTGGCAAGGTTAGGGTTGAGTTCTGTTTCGGTACCGCCGCCCTGAAAACGCTGAATGCGCGCCTGTCGCTCCAGCTGGCGGTGCAGCAGGTCAATCTCTTTGAAGTCGCCGCCGCTCTTGCCTTCCTTGAGGATCAACTGCACCAAGCGCGCTTCCAACGCTCCGCCGATGCGTTCGACGTTATCCGCCCGGTCCCATTCGTCGCGGGCCTTCCAGCTGTGTAGCGTTTTTTCCTTTTCGCCCGTAGCCTCGGCAATCTCGCAGATACGCCAACCCATCCAATACAGGAACTTGGATTGGCGTCGGGGATCGATTGGGAGCAGTTCAGTCGTAGTCATGGCCGCGATGCTGCCGCCCGCGCCTGCGAGTCAGTAGCGCCGGCCCTTGTAGCCCTGCTCTATACAATCCCGTCCCGTTGCCGCGACTCGCGCGCGTCACGAACATGCCCCTCATTGCAACGCACTTAGCGCCCAACGCATTGAGGATTCCCGGCATGAAGAAATTCCGCAGTAATTGGTTCCGCGTCGCCGTCGAGGGCGCTACCTCTGACAAGCGCACCATCAAACGCAGCTGGCTGGAACAGGCGGCGAAGAACTTCAATCCAGCCACCTATGGTGCTCGCATCTGGCTGGAGCACTTCCGTAGCCTGCTGCCCGACAGCCCTTTCAAGGCCTACGGTGACGTGCTCGCGGTCAAGACCGAAGAAGTGGAAATCAACGGCCAGAAGAAGCTGGCCCTGTTCGCCCAGGTCGAGCCGACGTCCGATCTGATCGCCATGAACAAGGCCAAGCAAAAGATTTACACCTCGATCGAAATCGACGACAGCTTCTCGGACACCGGCGAGGCCTATATCGTCGGCCTGGCGGTGACCGACTCCCCGGCCAGCCTGGGCACCGATGTACTGTCCTTCTCCGCGCAGAAGCCAGAATCCAGCCCATTCAAAGACCGTCATTACTCCGCGACGTCGATGTTCACCGAGGCAGTGGAAACCGAGCTCCAGTTTGAAGAAATCGAAGAAAAACCCAGCCTCGGCGCCCAACTCTTCAGCAAGGTGCAGGCACTGCTCGGCGGCAAACAGGCGAAGGACGATGCCGAATTCGCCCAGATCGGCCAGGCCGTTGAAGCGATTGCCGATCACGTCAAGGATCTGCCCGATCAACTGGCTGCCGAGAAGAAATTCTCCTGCGAACTGAACACCAAGCTTGAGCAGCTCAGCAAAGACCTGGTCGAGCTGAAAACCACCCTCGGCAAAACCCAAGACCATTCCCAAACCCAGCGCCCACCGGTAACCGGCGGCGGCAAACAAGCCCTGGCTGAGTTCTGACCTGCGGCCTACACCGCCCAGCCCACTATCGGAGACACCCATGCGTAACGACACTCGAAAACTCTTCACCGGCTACCTCGGCCAGGTCGCCCTGCTCAACGGAGTCGAATCGGCCACAGCCACATTCAGCGTCGATCCAACAATCCAGCAGCGCCTGGAAACCAAGATTCAGGAGTCGAGCGAGTTCCTGACTAAGGTCAACGTCATCGGCGTTGATGAACAGGAAGGCGAAAAGGTCGGACTGGGCGTGGGCGGCACCGTTGCCAGCCGTACCAACACCAACGTCAAAAAACGTGAGCCGCGCAGCATCGGCACTCTGTCGAGCGATAAGTACAAGGCTGAGCAGACCGACTTCGATACCTTCGTCAGTTACAAACAGCTCGACGCCTGGGCCAAGTTCCCGGACTTCCAAACCCGCCTGTCCAGCGCCATCGCCCAACGTCAGGCGCTCGACCGTATCCAGATCGGCTTCTACGGCACTTCGGCTGCCGAGCAGACCGACCGCACTGCGCACCCGCTGCTGGAAGACGTCAACATCGGCTGGCTCCAGCAGTACCGCACCCACGCACCCGACCGTGTGCTGAAGGAAGGTGCCGTCTCCGGCAAGATCACCATTGGCAAAGCCGGCGACTTCAAGAACATCGACGCCCTGGTCTACGACGCAATCCAGTTGCTCGACCCTTGGTACCGCCGCAACCCTGGCTTGGTGGTGCTGACCGGCCGCGAGCTGGTCCACGACAAGTTCCTGGCCCTGGTCAACAAAGACCAGGACGCGACCAACACCCTGGCGAGCGACCTGATCATCTCGCAACGCCGCGTCGGTGGTTTGCCGCTGTACGAGGTGCCGTACATCCCCGAAGGCACGATCCTCATCACCACCTTCGCCAACCTGTCGGTGTACTGGCAGATCGGCGGGCGCCGCCGCTACCTCAAGGAAGAGCCGGAGTGGAACCGCGTGAGCAACTTCGAATCGTCGAACGAGGCTTATGTGGTCGAGGAATACGGCCTGGGCTGCCTGCTGGAAAACATCACGCCGGTTGAAGACGCAAGCAGCGAGGGTTAATCCCATGGCACTTAGCATCGCCCAAGCCCACCAGCGCCGCGCACGCGCGGCAATGGAGGCAGCGAAAACGGCACCACAGCAATCCATGGCCGGTGCAACAGCGTACGAGCACCAGTTGAATCAGTTGCTGCAAGACCGGTTGCGCCTGAAAGCCATCCAGTCCAACGAGGGCAAAGCTGCACTCAAGGCACAGTTGTTGCCCGAGTACATCCCCTATGTTGAGGGAGTACTTGCAGCAGGCAATGGTGCTCAGGACGATGTCATGACCACCGTCATGGTCTGGCGCGTTGACGTCGAGGACTACAGCGGTGCCCTGGACATCGCCGACTACGTGCTCAAGCACAAGCTGATCATGCCAGACCGATTCGAACGCACCACCGGCTGCCTGGTGGCGGAAGAAATCGCCACGGCCGCGCTGAAAGCGCAAAAGGCCAATGGCAGTTTCGACCTGAGCATCTTGCACCGCACCGTCGAACTGACCGATGCCGAAGACATGCCCGACCAGGCCCGCGCCAAGCTGTACCTAGCAACCGGCCGCGCGACATTGGATGGCATCACCGCCGAGGAGCCAGGCCAGCCTGGACAGATTCAGGCCGGTATCGACCTGCTCAAGCGGGCGATCGAGCTGCACGACGGCTGCGGCGGCAAGAAGGATTTGGACAGCGCCGAGCGCCTCCTGAAAAAACACGCTGCCACTGGCAGCTAACCGAGCGTCCCCACGCACCCCGCCGGCTCGGGGCGGATCGGCCAGGCCGCTCCTCCTGAACGTGAAGCCCCGACCACCGGCGATCTATTTTTGAGTGCCGTTCCATGAGCGCATTTGTAGCCAGCGGACCAGTTACCGGCGGCCATATCAACACCGACCCGTTCTGGCCCTCAATCGATCTTGAGCAGCTGCGCGCCACTCTACGCATCGACAACAGCGTCACTCCTGCCCGCCTGGAAACTGCCGTAATCGCCGCTGCCATCAACCTCAACCGTGAACTGAAGTCCTGGAAGACCACACAACAAGCTGCCGGCCACGCAACTTTAGCCGATGTGCCCGACGACAAGATCAACGACGTGTCGGTCCAAGCCCACCTGTACCGTCGTGCGATCGAGGCCGGTACCGGCGCCGAAGTCTGCGAGCGGTACCGCGACTACAGTGCGACCAATACCGGCAGCGACAAAGCAGAAGAAACCACCCCAACCATCGACGACTACCGCCGCGACCTGCGCTGGGCCATCCGCGACTTCCTCGGGATCAGCCGCACCACCGTGGAGCTGATCTGATGACAGTCGCCATCCGCACCAATCAAAACGACACCGTCGACGCCCTCTGCTGGCGGTTCTACGGGCGCACTGCCGGCGTCACCGAGGCAGTGCTTGAAGCCAACCCCGGCCTGGCCGACCACGGCCCGATCCTGCCGCAAGGCCTTGTCGTCAACATGCCCGAAGCCCAAACCAGCGCGCCCCAGCGGCAGATGGTGCAGCTATGGAACTGACCCCCTGCATCCAAGGAAAACCACACCATGGCTGATCCGACTTCCAGCGTTGTGACTGGCCTGCTCATTGGTTTGGGCCTGTCCACCGTAACGCCCGTTATCGACGACGGGGCGCTATTCGGCGCCATCCTCGGCGCCTGGCTGGTCACCAGTACCAAGCGCGACCTTAAAGTCTGGCAGCGGCTGGGCTCACTGTTCCTATCGGCCGGCGTGGGCTATCTGTTCGCGCCTATGGCTTTACAGGCAATTCCGTTTATCACCAGCGGCGGCAGTGCATTTGTCTGTGCCCTAGTGGTCATCCCGATCAGCATCAAGCTCATGGTGTGGGTGGAAAAAGCGGACATCTTGGACATCTGGCGTCGCATCAGAGGGGGCACCTGATATGCCAAACATCGAATTGGCCGTGCAGTTGATCGCGGCGATCGCTTACCTGCTGAGTGCCCTGCGCTTGGCCTGCTACACCCGAGGCGATGCGCGGTACCGGCGCAGCATTTCGCTGTTGGCAAGCCTGTTTGGCGCCACGCTGTGCATCTGCGGTCTGGAGATCCTGCTGGAACGCCAGCCCACAAGCCTCGGGCAGGCCGCTGCCATCGTGCTGCTTTGCATCCTGATTTTCCGTTCACGCGGCAACGTCGCCGCCCTGTTGAGGCCCAGCGCATGACCACCACCCTTCGCCACGGCGACCGCTCGCAAGCAGTGCTGATGCTGCAAAAGAACCTCAACAAGCACGGTGCCAACCTTTACCCTGATGGTGTGTTCGGCGACGACACTGAATCGGCTGTTCGCGCTTACCAGCTGAAAGTCGGCCTGGTCGTCGATGGCGCCGCCGGCGAAAAGACCCAAACCAGCCTGGCCGGTGGCGACTGCACGCAGCTGCTGCGCAACAATGACCTGGTGGCCGCTGCCGAACGCCTCGACGTTCCGTTGGCGAGCATCTATGCGGTCAATGAAGTGGAATCGAAGGGCAAGGGCTTTCTCGACAACGGCAAGCCGGTGATCCTGTTCGAACGGCACATCATGTACCGCCAACTCGCCACGGCACGACATGCCGGCGATGACGCGGCCGAACTCAAGCGTCACGCAGACCAGCTCGCCACCGCCAACCCTGCCCTGATCAACCCGAAGCCCGGCGGATACATCGGCGGTACCTCCGAACACCAGCGCCTGGCCATGGCTCGCCTGATCGACGACACAGCCGCACTGGAGTCGGCTTCCTGGGGAGCGTTCCAGATTATGGGCTTTCATTGGAAGCGCCTCGGCTACGCCAGCGTGCAGGCCTTCGTCGCGGCTATGGCTGCCGGCGAATCGCAGCAGCTCGACGCCTTCACCCGGTTCATCGAAACCGACCCGGTGCTGCACAAGGCGCTGAAGGGCCGCAAATGGGCCGAGTTCGCCAGGCTCTACAACGGGCCGGATTATCTGCGGAACCTTTACGACACCAAGCTCCAGCGCGCCTACGAGCGGCACGCGGCATGCGAGTGTGGCAAAGGAGTGGCGGCATGATCGATTTCAAAGCGCTGCAAAAGCTGCGGGTAACTGACGGTGACCTGCTGGTGGTACCGGAGTCGACCGAACAAAGCGATATGGAGTTGTTGGCTGAAGCCATCCAGATCATGAACGGCGCACGGGCCGTAATCGTGCGCGGCCCGATCAAACAGCTCGGTACCGCGGACATGAACAAGCTCGGCTGGTACCGCGCGTGAGCACCCTGCGCCAGGCCCTATATGGCCTCGCCCTGCTCGGCGCCCTGGCGCTGCTGATCTGGGTCCAAGAAACACGCATCGACGTCGCTGAAGGCAAAACCGAACGGGCACAGGATGCGACCAAGACCGCCCGCGACGACGCCGACCGCAACCTGAAAACCGCCAATACCCTCGCCGATACCCTGAAACAGGAACGCGACGCACAGAGCACCCTGCGCGGCCAGCAGGACCAGCTGCGCCAGAGCCTGGCCAAACGCGAGCGAACAATAGAGGAGCTGAAACGTGAAAACGACGAACTACGCGACTGGGCTACTCAGCTTTTGCCTGATGCTGCTCGCCGGCTGCGCGAGCGCCCCGCCCTCACCGGCGCCGCCGCTTATCGTGACTGGCTGTCCGGCCGTGGTGCCGTGCCACCTGCCGGCGACAAGCCCCCTCAACAACGGTGACCTATTGACCGACGAAGACCGCGCCGAAGCTGCCTGGGCTGACTGCGCGGCGCAGGTCGACATGGTCTACAAACACCAGCAGGCCAACCCATGAATAAGCCGGAAAGCCTACGCGCCCACCTCCTGGCCACCGTCGCCGAGTTCAAGCACAACCCCGACCGTCTGCTGATATTCATAGACAACGGCAAAGTCCGTTGCACCGCCGCCAACACCCTGTCGTTTGAATACAGCTTTGACCTGCAGATCATCCTCACCGAGTTCGCCGGTCACCCCGACAGCGTGATTCTGCCGATCCTGGGTTGGCTGAGCGTCAACCAATCCGAGCTGCTGGAAAACCTCGAAAAGGCAAAAGACGGCATCCAGTTCGAAGCCGACATCCTGGACAAGAACAAGGTGGACCTCAGCATTACCCTGCAGCTGACAGAGCGGGTTGTCGTAGGGGAGGATGACCAAGGCAACACCACTGTGAAGCATCCGAACGAACCGCAGTACGTCGCGGGCTACCTCGATCCGAACTGGAAGCCTGGGGCCCAGGGTAATACCAGTGAATGGAGGGTGCCTGGTGGCGAGTAACCTGGAAGCCCTGGAGACCTGGGCGGCGGTGCTGCTGGATCGGCTGGAACCGGCCGAGCGCGGCAAACTGGCTCGGAGCATTGGGCAGAAGCTGCGGCGCAGTCAGCAGAAGCGTGTGATGGCGCAGGAAAACCCGGACGGGACCAAGTTTGCGCCCCGCAAACAACGAAACCTTCGTGGCAAGCAAGGTCGCGTTCGGCGGAAGCTGGCGATGTTCAAAAAGCTCCGAACTGCGTCATACCTCAAGGTTCGTGGTGACAGTAACGCCATTACCGTTGGTTTCACCGGGCGTATCGCCCGGATTGCTAGAGTTCACCAGTATGGTTTGAAGGATCGTGCTGAACGTGGTGCCCCGGACGTTCATTACGATCAGCGTGAAGTGCTTGGATTTACTGATGTTGATCTAAATTTGATACGAGATAGCCTGCTGGCGCATTTAACTACTTAGGCACTCGCAAAAAAGGCGTTTCTTTCATCTCAAGTGCAACCCCCTCATACCCTGGAAAGAGTTTAGCTGGACCATACCCAAACCTCCTTAAAAATCTGGCTAGTTGGGCCGACTCAGACCCAGGCAAAATCATTTTCACAAAGGTTCCACTAGCTTCACCTGAGTGAAGTTTTGCTATGTAATCCTTTAGCTGAGCATCTAGCGGGCGCCTATCAACAGGCGCGAGCGACTCTCCTGGATTTTTTATTATTGTATTGATACCAGGAACACTGTGCGCCCAATGAGTGAATAGGCCGCTTTGAGCAGCTAAGTTTGGATTGCCACTATAATGAGGAGTGACTAGCCGCAGCGGAAAATCGCTTATTACTGAATCCAGTGTTCCAATCAGGCTTATATTAAGTCCCCAGATACACAGATCATTATCGACATTGGCAGGCGGTCTTGAGGCAAAAAAAGCTGCCACAAAGGGGTCATATGTCCAATCTAGTAATCGAGTAGCAATACCATAGTGCTGGGCTAACGCAGCTACCTCCAGCATGTCTTCGGGTAGCCACTTCTCCCCGTCTACCCAATCATTCATAGAATGAAAATCAACGTCTTGATGTAACATCCTGCGCAATCGATCTGACGCAGGAACATGCAAACCTCGCGCGTCCGCAGATTTATAAAAATCTCTAATTAGTTGATACTCTACGAAAGCTAACGAAAAATCATTATCCGGCGTCGACCCCATGATTGCTGCATAAGCTCTGGAGCAATCCCATATCCTTTCTTTTGATTCAACCCGTATTGAAGTTGGCGACAGAAGATAAGCTGAGTTTGAGTGCCCCCTAAATATAAACTTGTCTTTGCCAAAAGTATTCGACCATGGCGCGAGCGCTCCTAAAAGTTCTTCTGCCTTTTCAAACCTATACTCTGAAATATATTCCTTCATATACCCCCCACTCTTTTCCATTTGATATTTTGTAGTTCCGCTATCTACAAGCCGCTTCGCTTACGGGCGCGCATGAAACTCTACACCATCGGCGCCATGAACGACTTCGCCGCCCTCTCCCGCATGCTCGAAAACCTCATCCGCTTCGGCGTCATCGCCGCCGTGCAGATGGAGCCCCCGCGCGTGCAGGTAAAAACCGGGTCACTGACCACCGCCTGGCTGCCGTGGCTCGCCCTCCGCGCTGGCTCGGACCGCGAATGGGACCCACCCACCGTCGACGAACAAGTAATCCTTTTCAGCCCATCCGGCCAGCTCGCCAACGGCATCGTCGTCACCGGCCTATTCAGCGACCACATCCCCGCCAACGGTAACCGCGCTGGCCTCCACCGTCGCACCTACGCCGACGGCGCGGTGATTGAGTACGACAGCGTCGCCCATCACCTGAACGCAACCCTGCCCGACAGCGGCACCACCAGCCTGGTCAGCAAGGGCGGCATCAACATCATCGGCCCCATCAATCACCAGGGCGATTACAACCAAACCGGCAACCAGAACGTGGTCGGCCTGGTGACCGTCTCCGAAGACGTAGTCGCGGCCACCATCAGCCTGGTCAAGCACCTGCACGGCGGCGTGCTGGTGGGCAACGCGAAGACGGGGAAACCAGAATGAACCGAGAAACCGGCGCAACCATCAGCGATCTGGACCACATCGGCCAGAGCATCACGGACATCCTTACCACTCGCATCGGCACCCGTGTGATGCGCCGCGAATATGGCAGCCTGCTGCCCGAGCTGGTCGACCATCCCTTCAATGACGTCACGCGCCTACGCGTTTACGCGGGCTCAGTCATGGCGTTGATGCGTTGGGAGACCCGTATCAGCCTCAGTCGCGTGCAGTTCCTCGGTGCGAACCTGCAAGGGCAGTCCGTGCTTGATCTGGAGGGCTCCGTCGTCGACACCAATGAACCCTTTAGCCTGAGCCTGCCACTGCAACTGGGGGGAAGCGTATGAATTCCTTTGCCGCGATTGACCTCAGCCAGCTCCCGGCGCCGCAGATCGTCGAGCAGATCGACTTCGAATTGATCCTGGCCGAGCGCAAGGCCTACACGATCAGCCTGTGGCCGATCGAGGAACAGGAGCAGATTGCAGCGCGCCTCGACATGGAATCGGACCCCCTGGCAAAGCTGCTGCAGGAGAACGCTTACCGCGAAACCATCTGGCGTCAGCGGGTGAATGAGGCGTCCATGGCGAACCTGCTGGCCTTTGCCAAAGGTCCCGACCTGGATCAACTGGCTGGCAATTTCAACGTATCGCGCCTGGTGGTTCAGGAAGCCAAGCCCATGGCTATCCCGCCCCTCCCGCGGATTATGGAAAGCGACGACAGCTTGCGCGAACGGGCGCAAATGGCCTGGGAGGGCTTGAGTACCGCCGGCCCGCGCCAGAGCTACATATTCCACGCCCGAGGCGCTGACGGCCGTGTTGCCGATGCCACGGCCGAAAGCCCATCACCCGCCGTGGCGGTTGTTACCGTGCAGGCGCTGCTAGGCGACGGCAGCGCGTCTGCCGACCTGGTCAACGTCGTCAAAAAACACCTGAGCGACGATGACCGCCGGCCCGTTGCTGACCGCCTCACCGTCCAGGGCGCGGAGATCATCCGTTACGCGGTTAAAGCCAAGCTCTACCTGCTGACCAGCGGCCCCGAGTCAGAGCCAATCCTTGCGGCAGCCGAACAGCGCCTGCTGGCATACGTCCACCAACGTCGACGCCTCGCAATGGAGGTGTCCGAATCAGCGCTGCACGCCGCGTTGTTCGTCGAAGGGGTTCGCAAAGTTGAGCTGGAAGACTGGGTCGATATCGTCGCCACCAAAGAACAGGCGCCCTACTGCACCGGTGTGGCCATCACGCGGGGCGTTGAATAATGGGCGCCCAGCAGCTACTGCCCAACAACTCCACGCCGCTTGAGCGCCAGGCTGCTCAGGCGCTCGCGCACATTCAGCGCGTACCGATCCCGCTGAGAACGCTCTGTAACCCGAACACCTGCCCGGTGGTGGCACTGCCCTACCTGGCCTGGGCCTTCTCCGTCGACCGCTGGGACAGCAACTGGACCGAAGCTACCAAGCGCGCCGCCATCCGATCATCCCGCTACATCCACGCGCACAAAGGCACCATCGGTGCCCTACGCCGCGTGGTCGAACCCCTGGGCTACCTGATTGAAGTGGTGGAATGGTGGCAGACCGTACCGGAAGGCGTGCCTGGCACCTTTGCGTTGAAGGTCGGAGTGCTGGACACCGGCATCACCGAAGAAATGTATCAGGAACTGACCTGGCTGATTGATGACGCCAAACCGCTCACCCGCCCACTCACTGGCCTGGCCATTAGCCTGGAAAGCGCCGGCACCGTGTTCATCGGGGCCTGCGTTTACGAAGGCGACGAACTCAGCGTTTACCCACCGACCCAGCGCGATATCGACGTCAGCGGCGTGTACCGCATCGGTGGCCGCGAACACCATATCGACACGATGGACATCTACTCATGACCGACCAAAACAGCCAGTTCTTCGCGATTCTCACCGCCGTCGGTGAGGCCAAGCAGGCGAACGCCGCAGCCCTCGGCACATCCTGGACGTTCGCCCAGATGGCCGTGGGTGATGCCAACGGCACCGACCCTATCCCCAGTCGCACACAAACCAAACTGATCAACGAGCGCCGACGTGCACCGTTGAACCAGGTGAAGGTGGATCCGGCCAACGCTAGCGTGATCATCGCCGAGCAGATCATCCCCGAGAGCGTCGGCGGCTGGTGGGTGCGGGAGCTTGCGCTGTATGACGCGGACGGAGACATGGTCGCGGTTGCCAACTGCGCGCCCACATTCAAGCCGCTGCTCACCCAGGGTTCCGGCCGGACGCAGGTGATTCGCATCAACCTGATCGTCAGCAGCACGGCGAACATCGAGCTGAAGATCGACCCCAGCGTTGTCTTGGCGACTCGCGAATACGTCGACACCGTCATTGTTGAGGCGCTGTCAAAGCTGGACTACAAGCACTCAGTGCTGGCGGCAACTACGGCAACTATCACGCTGAGCGGTATCCAGACCATCGACGGCGAGCTGTTGCCGGCCGGTGCCCGCGTCTTGGTGAAGGATCAGACTCAAGCAAAGGAAAACGGTATCTACGTTGTCCCCGCAGCAGGCGCCTGGAAACGTGCGCAGGATGCTGACACCAGCGTCGAGGTGACGCCTGGGCTGTTTGTCAGTGTTGAAAAGGGCACGGTCAATGGCGATAGCGTGTGGCAGCTGGTAACGGACGCTCCCATTGTCCTGGGCACTACTGCGCTGGCCTTCGAAATGGTCGCCGGACGCACGGGTGTCAGCGCGGGCGCATACACCAAGGTAACGGTCGACAAGTACGGCCGGGTGATTGCCGGTACCACCCCTACCACACTGGCGGGTCACGGGATTACCGACACTTACACCAAGGATGAAATCGCGGCGATGATCGCCCAGGCCTCGGCGTTGCCGGTGGGCTCGATGATCGGTTTCCCGTTAGACAAAGTCGCGCCAGGCTTTCTGGAGTTGGACGGAAGTGTCAAAAGCGCAGCGGCCTATCCAGACCTGGCCACGTTCTTGGGCGGTGCATTCAATAAGGGTGACGAGGGCGCCGGTAACTTCCGTTTGCCCGAGTCGCGCGGTGAGTTCCTGCGGGGCTGGGACCATGGGCGCGGGGTGGATGCCGGGCGCGCAATTGGCTCTATGCAGCTCGATAGTCTGCAAGGCTTCCGCATGGAGTCGATGCGGAGTAAGGCCAGTACATCTTGGGGTAACGATGATGGCGGCGCTGGTGATCCAGCGTACGGCCCGCCGATGGGCTCAGTCACGCCGGGCACAAGACCCCGTAACTTAACGGGCGCTTTCGTAAGTGATGGTGTGAACGGCGTGCCCCGTGTTGGCTCAGAGACCCGCCCTCGTAGCTTGGCCGTAATGTGGTGCATCAAGGCCTGGAACGCACCGATCAATCAGGGAAACATTGATATTGCTGCGCTCGCTACGTTGGCGGCGCAGGCAACCGAAATAAATCAAGGTACTGCGAAAGTCGCAACTCAACCCCAAGTTAATGCGGGTGTTGATGACTCCACGATTGTAACTCCAAAAAAGCTACGGGCCGGGTTCTCAATGTCTTTGGGAGTTACGGGTTACGTTGCGTTCCCTAGCTGGCTGGGCGGCTTTGTATTCCAGTGGGGGGTAATGGCTGAAACTTCTGGATCTACTGATTTCAGGCTGTTCCCTATGGCCTTCCCAGAGCGAGTTGCAGCTATGGTTGCAACAGCAAACTTTGTGCATAACTCAAGCACTTGGGTTTATTGCCCTGATAAAACTAAGTACTTAATTGGGCTGGGCAATGATTACGCCAATGGCGGGGCTAACTCGACGCTCTACTGGTTCGCATTTGGTTATTAGGAGTACCTATGATTTATTATTCCCCAACTGGTGGGTTTTATTCTTCAAAACTTCATGGTGGCAACATCCCAGATGATGCGATTGAAATTACGGAGTCTAAATATCATGAGCTTTTATCTGAGCAGGGCTTAGGTAAATCAATTAAGGCTGGGCCTGATGGTCTGCCGGTAGCGGTTGAACCACCGGGCCCTACTGATGAGCAAATCATGAGCAAAGAGCGCGCTTGGCGCGATGCCGAGCTGGCCTCCGTGATGTGGTTACGCGAGCGGCACCGTGACCAACAAGAAATTGGTGGTAGTACCACACTGTCGGGCGATCAGTTCGCCGAACTGCTGGTGTATATGCAGGCGCTACGCGATTGGCCGCAAACGTCAGATTTCCCGGATAGCCTCTATCGACCCGTGCCGCCCTCCTGGATCGCACAACAGGTTGAATAACAGCGATGAAGGTGACTTCGCTTGTAGCGTTGTCACCTACAAACTCACCTGCTAGCCCATCTGCCGCGCGCGCGGCAGCCTGTGCACTGTCATTCCATCACAGCGCAGGCAACCACCCATGGCCGGTTCAGACTATCTCCACGGCGTGCGGGTTCTCGAACTCAACGACGGCACCCGCCCCATTCGCACCATCGCAACCGCAGTCATCGGCCTGGTATGTACGGCTGAAGATGCAGACCCGCTCGCTTTCCCGCTGGACACCCCTGTCCTGCTGACCAATGTGCAAACCGCCATCGCCAAAGCCGGCGTCAAAGGCACCCTGGCGAAGAGCCTTCAGGCCATCGCGGACCAGACCAAGCCCTACACCATCGTGGTGCGGGTCAAGGAAGGCGCAGACGAAGCCACCACCACCAGCGCCCTAATCGGTACCACCACCGCCGACGGCAAGTACACCGGCATGAAAGCCCTGCTCGCCGCCAAGGCCCGAGTAGGCATGACGCCGCGCATTCTCGGTGTGCCAGGCCTCGACAGTCAGCCGGTGGCCACCGCACTGGTATCGATCGCCAAAGACCTGCGCGCCTTCGCCTACGTAAGTGCGTGGGACTGCAAAACCAAGGAAGAGGTGGTCGCCTACCGCGAAAACTTCGGCGCCCGTGAAGTCATGGTGATCTGGCCGGAGTACCAGAACTGGGACACGGTCACCAGCGCGACCGTCACCGCATCGGCAGTAGCCCGTGCGCTGGGCCTGCGGGCGCTGATCGACAAAGACATCGGCTGGCACAAGACCATCTCCAACGTCGCGGTCAACGGCGTGACCGGCATCAGCGCCGATGTGTTCTGGGACCTGCAAAACCCAGCCACTGACGCCAACTACCTCAACAGCAACGAGGTCACCACTCTAATCAATGAGGGTGGCTTCCGCTTCTGGGGCAGCCGTACGTGCAGCGACGATCCGCTGTTCGCGTTCGAAAACTACACCCGCACCGCGCAGATCATCGCCGACACCATGGCCGAGGCGCACATGTGGGCCATGGACAAGCCCATGCACGCCTCCCTGGTCAAAGACATCATCAACGGGATCAACGCCAAGTTCCGCGAACTGGTCAACCAGGGCTACCTGATCGGCGGCAGCTGCTGGTACCCAGAAGACGTCAACGACAAGGACACCCTCAAGGCCGGCAAGCTGACCCTAGATTACGACTACACCCCCGTGCCGCCCCTGGAAGACCTCACCTTGCGTCAGCGCATCACCGACCGCTACCTGATGCAGTTCGCCGCCGCCGTCAACGCTTAAACCGGGCCTCCCCGCAAGGGGAGTTAACCCTGTGCCATAACCCCGGAGATTCCCGCCATGGCCATGCCTCACAAACTGAAAAACATGAACCTGTTCAACGACGGCGGCAGCTACCAAGGCAAAGTCAAAACCGTCACCCTGCCCTCTCTGGGCCGCAAGATGGAAGCCTGGCGCGCCGCCGGCATGAATGGCCCGGTTAAGGCTGACTTGGGCATGTCCGACGACGGTATCCAGCTGGAATGGAAGCTGGGTGGCCTGGATCTGATCGTGCTCAAGCAATTCGGCGCCGTCAACGCAGCGGGTGTTGCTCTGCGCTTCGCGGGTGCCTTCCAGCAGGACGACACCGGTGAAATCAGCGCCGTAGAGGTGACCGTTCGCGGCCGTCACGAAACCATTGAAATGGGTGACGCCACACCTGGTGAAGACACCGAGCACTCCATCACCACCACCTGCAGCTACTACAAGCTGACCGTCGACAACGAAGACATCATCGAAATCGACCTGCTGAATTTCATCGAGAAGGTCGGCGGCGTCGACATGCTGGAGAAACAGCGCAGCGCCATCGGCCTCTGATCGCCGGCATCGATCGCTAACCCCCTTCATCACCAGGAGCTTTACCCATGAAGACTGAAACCACCGAACAACCCGACGTGAAACCACTGGCCGACGACAACACCGTCATCCTCGACACGCCGATCCGCCGTGGCACCACCAGCATCGACAGCATCACCCTGCGCAAGCCCAACTCGGGCGAATTGCGTGGCGTGAGCCTGTCCGAGCTGTTGCAGATGGACGTCAACAGCCTGGTCAAGGTGGTGCCGCGCATCAGCAGTCCAACCCTCACTGCCATTGAAGTCACGTCGATGGACCCTGCCGATCTGTTCGCGCTCGGCACCAAGGTGTGCGGTTTTTTGTTACAGAAATCGATGAAGACGGACGCATCCCTCGTTGCGTAGAGGACGCCATGGCCGACCTGGCCGTGGTTTTTCACTGGGCACCGGCTGATATGGATCAGTTGGGCCTGAAGGAACTGATGGACTGGCGCGAGCGCGCCAGGGTGCGGAGCTCCACCGATGGCAAATGATCTGAGACTTCAAGTGCTGCTCAGTACCATCGACAAGGCAACCCGCCCGCTGAAGCACATCAGCGAAGGGGGCATCGAGACAGCGCGTGCCCTCAAGGCTGCTCGAGACCGCCTGAAAGAACTCACCTCCCAACAGAAAGACGTCAGCGCCTGGCGGGCTCAGCGAGCAACAGCCGAACAAACCGGTGCATCGCTCACTGCTGCACGTGATCGAGTCAAATCCCTCAGCCAGGAACTCGCCGCCACCGACGCGCCGACCAGGGCAATGACCCGCAGCTTCCAGGCAGCAGTGCGCGAGGCCACCCGACTCAAGCAGCAGCACCAGCAACAGAGCGTTCAGTTGCAAGGGCTGCGATCGAAGCTCTACGACGCCGGCATCAGCACTAAAAATCTCGGCACCCATGAGCGCCAACTGCGCGAGCAAATCAACGCCACCAACGCCAGCATCAGCACGCAAGGCAAGCGCATGGCCGAGCTGAGCGCCCAGCACAAGCGCGCAGCGTTGGCTCGTAGCCAAATGGAGAAGTCCCAGCGCGCCGCCGGCAACCTTGCCGTGAACGGCGCCGCCGGCTTGGGTGTTGGCTACGCAGCCAGCCGCCCCGTAGCTGCAGCAGTGAAGGCCTTTGCGCCCAATGAGGATTCCGCCACACAGCTCAAAGTGTCGATGATGGACAACACCGGCAAGGTCTCCGAGGACTTCCAGAAGATCACGGATCTGGCCACCAAGCTGGGCGACCGCTTGCCAGGCACCACGGCTGACTTCCAGAACATGATGACGATGCTCCGGCGCCAGGGCATCAGCGCTCAGAGCATCCTCGGTGGTACCGGTGAAGCCGCAGCATACCTGGGCGTACAGTTGAACATGGGCGCCACGGAGGCGGCGGAGTTTGCCGCCAAGATGCAGGACGCCACGCGTACCAGCGAAAAAGACATGATGAGTCTGATGGATACCATCCAGCGTGGTTTCTACGCCGGTTTGGACTCGGACAAGATGCTCCAGGGCTTCAGCAAAATCGCGCCGGTGATGGATACCATCAAAAAATCGGGGCTTGATGCAGCCAAGGAACTTGCCCCGCTGTTGATCATGATGGACCAGGCAGGTATGGATGGAAGTGCGGCAGGTAACTCCTTCCGCAAAATCTTCCAGGCGGGCCTGGACCAGGACAAGGTCGATAAGGCCAATAAGATTGCTGCGGGAGCAAACAAAGGTGTTTCGCTCAAATTCACGAATAAAGACGGCAACTTCGCGGGGCTCGAAAACCTGTATGCGCAGGTCGAAAAGCTCAAGGTTCTGAATGACACCGACCGCACAGCGGTTATCGGTAAGCTCTTCGGGGACGATGCTGAAACACTTACCACCCTGAATACAATGATGAACAAAGGCCTCGCCGGATATCGCGAGGTGCAACAAAAGCTGCAAACCCAGGCCGACCTACGTACCCGTGTTAATGAACAGCTCGGTACGCTTACAAACGTCATGGAAGCTGCTGAGGGCAGTTTCACCAACGCTATGGCAGAGTTTGGTGCAGCAGTAGCTCCAGACCTGAAAGACCTCATCAACACTCTGGGCGGAATCGCAAACAGCGTCGGTGCCTGGGCTCGAGAGAATCCAAAATTGGCTGGTGGCCTGGTCAAGGTCGTGGCCGCAATTGCTGCAATGGCATTCGTTTTCGGCGGATTGGCGCTGACCATGGCAAGCATGCTGGGGCCGTTCGCAGTCCTGCGTTACGGCATGACCATGTTCGGCCTTCAGGGTGGCGGCATCACCAAAATGCTCGGCAGGTTAATGCCCACGCTGACCGGACTGGCCCGCAACGCGTTCCCGATGTTCGCCCAGGGCGTTCGAATGGTCGCCACGACAATGGGCGGCGCCCTGCTGACCGCACTGCGCACTGTAGGCGTGGCTCTGTGGGGTCTAGCAGCGAACCCAATCGTTCTGATCATCGCCGCCGTTGTCGCCGCGCTCGCTGGCGGGGCTTACCTGATCTACAAAAACTGGGATGCGGTGAAGAACTACTTCGCCAACGCCTGGACGGAAATCAAAGCGGGTTTCGATGGTGGGATCGGCGGCATCATCACCACCCTGGTCAACTTCAGCCCACTCGGCTTGGTGTATCAGGCGTTCGCCGGCGTGATGAGTTACCTGGGTATCGAACTACCTGGCCGCTTTACCGAGTTCGGCGGCATGATCGTCAACGGTCTGATCAATGGGCTGACGGCCGGAATCGGCGCCGTCAAAGACGCCATCGGCTCGATCGGAGACGCCAGCATTGGTTGGTTCAAGGAAAAACTCGGCATCCACAGCCCGTCGCGGGTGTTTGCTGAGCTGGGCGGGTTCACCATGGCCGGGCTTACTCAAGGCCTTGAGGGAGGGCAGAAAGGCCCGCTGGACGCCCTGACCAGCATGAGCAAGCAGATGACCGCCGCCGGCACTCTGGCGCTCAGCGCTACCGCGATGCCGGCGTTTACCGTGGATAACGCGCCCCCGATTAGCGGATCGTCAGCAGCCGTCGTCTACGACAGCCACGACACCTACGAAATCAGCATCACGGCAGGGCCTGGCACCGACATGCAAAGCCTGGAAAAGAGCCTGCGCGCGATTCTGTCCCGCATCGAAAACGAAAAGAAAGCGCGTCAGCGCAGCAAACTCTCCGATCTGGAATAACCACCATGATGATGGCCCTCGGCATGTTCGTGTTCAGCCTCCACACCGCCGCCTACCAGGAGCTACAACGCCAAACCGATTGGCGCCACGCCAGCAACAACCGCATCGGCGCCGCCCCTGCGCGGCAATTCGTTGGCCGTGGCGAAGACGCCATCACACTCCCCGGCATCCTTTTCCCCGAACTGGCCGGCACAGCCCTCGGCCTCGACTCGCTACGCCTGATGGCCAACACCGGCAAGGCCTGGCCCATGGTCGAGGGCACAGGGCGGATCTACGGCCTGTGGGTGATCGAAAGCCTCAGCGAAACCAGGACCATTTTTTTCCCCGACGGTACGGCACGGCGCATTGAGTTCACCCTGAGCCTCAAGCGTACTGACGATGACCGTATCGACCTGCTCGGAGCCGGTACCAGCATCGGCGTCAACATCCTGCGGGGCTTGCTGTGATTGAGCTCATCATTGCCAAGGTCACCGGTTACCTGCGCAACACCGCAGAGCGCTATGTACGGGACGCTGCCTATCCGGTGCCGGCCTTCCGGCTCGCCGTAGACGGCTTGGACATCGCCCAAATCATCAGCCCAAGGCTGATGAGCCTGGAGCTGACCGATAGCCGCGGAGTCGAGGCTGATCAACTCAGCATCACCCTCAGCGACCATGATGGCATGCTGACGATTCCGCCAAAGGGTGCATTGGTCCGGTTGTGGCTCGGCTGGAGCGACACGGGCCTGGTGGACAAAGGTACGTACACCGTCGACGAAACCGAACACAGCGGCGCGCCGGACGTACTCAGCATCCGCGCTCGATCGGCAGATATGCGCAAGGGACTGAAAACCAAGCGCGAGCGCAGCTGGAGCAACACCACCCTCGGCGACGTCCTGGGCGATATCGCCATCGGTAACGGACTCACCGCCACTATTTCCGGCGCTCTCGACGGTTTGCCCATCCTGCAGCTCGACCAGGCCAACGAGTCCGACGCCAACCTGATCAGTCGCCTGGGCGAAGAATTCGATGCGGTGGTCAGCGTCAAGGCCGGCTGCCTACTGTGCCTGCCGGCGGGTGGCGGCAAGACCGCCACCGGCATGGACCTGCCCCACATCGTCCTCACCCGCGAGGACGGCGACCAGCACCGCTACCTGCAGGCCGACCGCGACAGTTACGAAGGCGTGCGCGCCTATTACTACGACGTGAACAGCGCCAAGAAACAGGAGGCGATTGCCGGTGGTGGTGACAACCTCAAGGATCTGCGCCACACGTACAGCGACCGGCTATCAGCCCTGCGCGCTGCCCGCGCTGAATTCCGGCGCCTGCAACGCGGCAGCGCCACGCTCAGTTACAGCCTGGCAATGGGACGTCCCGACCTCATCCCCGAGCTGACGTACACGCTCCAGGGCGTGAAGGCGGAAATTGACGAGATCATTTGGTACGGCGGGAATGTGCAGCACAGTTTAAGCGCGGACGGTGGCTACACGGTCAGCCTAGAGCTGGAGAGGAAGTTGCCGGAGGACAACGTCGAGGACCTGGCGGAAGAGAACAAGGGTGATTACACGGGCATAATCGCGCACTACCGCGACCAGAAAACCGGGAAGGAAAAGACGATTACGGCGGGGGATCAGGCGAAGCCGAGGCGGTTGCGATGGTTGTATGCCAGTGAGAAGACGGCCAAGCGGGCGGCAGATCGAGAGTGGAAACGGTTGCAAGCGGCGTAAGTTGAAGAAAGAAACACGCGCAGGGCGTGACTAAATCTAGTGGAAATTACTGGGCAAACACAAAAATTATTGTAGCACCACCATCACGTTTGAACGCTTGGCACTCGATGACAAGATCCTTTTGCTCAATACTCGAAATCTCAACATCGCCCTTGAGCACTTGCTGACGGCACCGTTTTGAAGCGTGGACGATATCGGCAGCAGTCCGAGGTGAAACAAGACTTCCAGCGTGACCTACCAAGTCATAAAAATTTTGATCTGGACTCGGGCCATCCCATGAAATCATTACGTTCGGCTTATCAAATGGACAAAGTACGGACAGAGTAATATTCAAGCCTTGGCGATATTCAGTGCGTAGTTCGTCTACGGTTTGTGTTACCTGGGACAGATTGCGTTCCTGTTGAAGAGCGGCGCGAACATCGCCACAGCGTCCAGCATGGGCAGTTGTGGAAAGTGCAAGCAGTACAAGGCAAGAGCAGCCCACCAACGGCAAATTGAAATTCATTGCGATTTCCTATGAACCCTCGCAACGAGGGAAGGTTTGCCAAAGCGCGCTGACTATTAGCGGGCTATGGATTGAGAGTGGATAAAGCTTCAACCTGGCTAGCCGGTTTAAACCCCGGAGCCAGTCCGGGGTCTGCTCTCGACTTACTCAGGTGCCTGGGTGAAGACCTCCAACAACCGCAGCACATCTTTCTGACGCTGAGGGCTGATTGACCTGAACATAGTCAGCAACATCGCTTCCTGATCGCTAAGGCAGTTCGCATCTACGACTTGCACCTGGCTTTCTGATACACCGCTGTTCTCCATCATGCGAATACTCCTTTCACACGCAACGGGGACTCGACGCCTACATGGCGCCGTTAAAGTTTCCCGGGGAACAGCTAATTTCCATCACGTTTTGCTGTGTCATCGGAGCATCAGCAAAAAAATTATGTGTTTTGTTACATCACTGCGCCGGCTTGAACGGGGGCAATGTCATGTACACGCCGTTCTCACCCCAGCCTTGTAAGTTGCCCTTAGCATCGACAACGTAATGCTCGTTGAAGTCGCTTTCGGGATCGTCAAGACGCAGCCCACCATCCGGCAGTTTCTTGCCTACATAGTGCTCGGTATTTTTCCCACCGCTGGCAAAGACAGAATCGAGCAGATATTTGTCGTTCTGCTTGTACAGCACCATCACATGCCCCAGCGCACCGTCCTGCATCCAACTACCGATTCTGTTCGGGTACGCCTTCAAATCCAGAGCCTTCAACGCTTGGTAGTCATTGGCGCTCAAGCCGATCAGCGAGGATCTATAGTCAGGATCGAAACTGGCGTTGGCCCAGTAAGCACCGTCAGATTGCCCTTCGACGCGGAACCCGATGAAGGTTTTGTCAGCCTTGAATTTAGTATCAGCGCGAACGGCTTTTGCTACGTCAGCAAGCTCAGTGTCATTGAGGCGACGGGGCAACATGACCTCGACCTTGCGAGGCCGTCCCTCGCGAAATTCGTCTTTGGTGATGGTGTAAGTGGAGGGCAAAATGGAGCTTTGAGCAGGTTTTTCCGCAGGCGGTGTCTTGTCAACGGCTTTTTCCTTATTGCCACCTGAACACATCGTGACAGCGCCAGCGATGATGACCAGCAGGATCAGAAGCCCAAACACCTGTTGTGCGACTGTCACTCCGGGATTTTTTACGCCGCAGCTTGGGCAGACCTTTGCGGTGGCGTCGACTGTGTGCTTACACGATTTACAAGGCTTCAACGCCATTGTTCTACTCCCTTAACTTCCATGAAAAAGCCGACCATCTTGGTCGGCGTGACAAATCCAATTCAACGCCTATTCAGTTGCCGACCTTTTTCCCGCTAGCAGCCGCGACACTGGCGAACGCTGAAGCCATGCGCATCAAAACCTCCCGGTCAGCATCAGTCACTTGCTCATACATCCCAATGAACTCAAGCACCTCGGCGGGGATGCTATCGGCGGCCTGTGGTTTGCGCTCCCCAGTCACCACATAAAGGATATCGACGCCTTTGTCCGCTACCGCAGCTAGGTAGTTTGCGTCCGGGCTCCGATCGCCCTTTTCGTAGTTGTACTGACTATTTTTGGAAGCCCCAGCAACGGCTGAAAATTCAGTCTGGCTGAACCCCAAACGTTCCCTTTCCTCTTTGAGGCGGTCACCAATTCCCACATTTGTCTCCATCAATACTTGACGATCCCACAAACATGGGAAATACTTCACACGTCATCACACGAAACCACACGAAACGAGACTATGCCGAACGCATCCCCCATCGAGCAAGCATGCCAAGAGGCCCGTGACCGTCTCGCACGACTCGGGATATCGGCAAAAGACTGGGCTGAAGAACATGAATTCAACCCTTCGACGGTCTACGCAGTCTTGAACGGACAGAAAAAGTGCTTGCGCGGTGAAGCTCATCGCGCCGCCGTGCTGCTCGGTATCAAAGACGGCGTGATCACAAACTAGGGCCTCTGGCTCCAAGAGGAAACCAGAAGATGAAACGCCCAGTTCTAGACAGCAGAAAGAGCGTCGTAATGGCCGTCATCGGCGCCTACCCAGGCGGTCGGTCGTATGCCTCGGCAGACCTCGGCATGCCGCTGAAGAAGTTCGACAACCAGGCCTACGAGAACGCCGGCAGCCGCCCGCTGACCGACGAACACATTCACCGTTTGGAGCAAGTCGCCGGGACCACATTCCTGGCCGACTACATCGCCTCAATGTACGGCGGGATGTTCGTTCCGCTGAGCCTCCCGGAGAGCCTGGACAACGTGGAGTTGTACAGCCGTTCTCTCAAGGCCTCGGCCCAGCGAGGCAAGGTCGACCAAATCATGTCTACGGCCCTGGATGACGGTGTTATCGAAAAGCGTGAAGCCGACGCGATCATCGCCGCCCTGCTCACCTACATGTCGGCCCGTTACGCCGAAGTGTTCGCGACCATCCAGCTCTACAGCCAGGGAGCTGTCTAGTGAGTACTTACAAACTGGTCTGCCCTCACTGCCACGGCCGCATGCGCATTCGCACCAGCGAAGGCCAACACATTTTCCTGCGCATCACTTACATGCAATGCACGAACGAAGCCTGCGGCTGGGCGGTGCGTGCTGAGTTTCAAATGACCCACGAACTGAGCCCAAGCGGCATGCCCAACCCAGCTGTAAAGCTGCCAGTTGCAGACGTGGTCATTCGTCGCCAGGCAATGAAAACGGCCAACGATCAACCCGATCTGCTGGACCAACTGGAAATGGAGCGCGCGTGATGAACCTTGATCAACACACTCATGACTACCGCAGCAGCATGCAATCCGCTGCTTTCGCCTACCTGCAACGCCACGAGGCTGAACACCTTGTGGACTCCGATTTGTTGTTCGATCGCTGCATTAGCCACCTTACCCTTGCGTTGGAAGTGCCTGTATTCATGGCGCCAAAGCTTGTTCACAACGCCTGGAGTGAACTGCAAACGATCAAAAAGCGCCGTTGGATCGGCGTCGACTGGGCCGCAGGGACTGACAGCACTCGTGTACACCTGGTGGACGTTCTGGCGGATCAACGCTTCCCCGTTGCGGCTCGCTTTCTACCGCAAAAAATGCTCGACCAGCGCAACGCCGTACACAAGCCACACCCTCAGTAACGCTCCCTTTTAAACCCCGCCCTGCCCCATCCCCAATGGGATTGGGTGAGCTTTGCCCGCAATCCGAGGTGGACCATGGAAATCGACATCGCCATCACCGCAAAACTGCCCCGCGACCAGGCCGAGGCACTGCTCCAGGACCTGCGCGCGCAGTACGCGTTGCTGTTCAACGAGCACTGGTATGACGACCGCTTTCGCATGATCCCCGAAGGTTTGCGGCACGGCTCGTTGTTGGTGGCCTTCCCTGCGTTGGCTGCACGAAAAAGCCTGATTGGCGCCCTTAAACACAGTCTCGACGAAGCGAAGTAAGCCACGATGGAAATGGAACAAAGGCTGCGAGCCGACGTCATCCAACGGATTGAGCGGGACTACCAGCTCAAGCACATGGCCAACACCAATTACATGCGCAAGGGTGTGTGTCCTGCCTGCCGTCAGAAAACCCTTTACACCTTCTACGACTCGCCTTGGACGTTGATCTGCGGACGGCCGGAAAAGTGCGACCACCGCGTCTACGTAAAAGACGTCTACGACGATCTGTTCAACGACTGGAGCAAGACAGCGCCGTCGACAGCGGACAACCCTCAGGCCACAGCTCGCGCATACCTTGAGTTTGCGCGGGGTTTCAAATTTGAGCTGATCGCCGGCTTGTTCACTCAGGATAACTACTGGGATGGACGGCTAAACATCGGTAGCGCCACGGTGCGTTTCGCCTTGGAGAAAGGTGGCTACTGGGAGCGACTGATAGATCGGCCCGACCGATTCGGCAAGATGAAAGCCCGCTTCCGCCCCACCGGCGAAGGCTTGACCGGTTACAAGGGCGTCTGGTGGTGCCCACCGAGTGTGGACCTGCTGGAAGTCGACGAACTATTCATTGTCGAGGGAATCTTCGACTCCATCGCTCTGCTGCACAACGAAGTGCCGGCCGTGTCGATGATGTCCAGCGCTCCCTGCCCTATCGACTCACTCAAGGCCCTGGTCAAGTTGCGTCAGGACGCTGGAAAACGTCTCCCGCGACTGGTGTGGGCACTGGATAACGAGCCAGTTGCCAAGGCCAACATGCGCCGCTGGGCGAAGGAAGCGAGCGAGCTGGGCTTCACCTGCAAAGCAGCCGTTATCCCGCAGCCCAACGGGAAAAAGGTCGACTGGAACGATCTGCACCTGCGGTGGAAGTCGATCGAAGGCGACGACAAACGCGTGGAGCGCATTGAGCAAGACCTTGGCGAAGCGCGCCACCAGGGCGATTTGCTGCTGGCTGATTCGGCTGAAGAAAAGGCGTTTCTGATCTACGTGCGCAACGAGCGCAAAGAATTTCACTTCACGTTCCGCAAACGCTTGTACTGGTTTCGGCTGGACCTTGAAAAATACGACCGTGCGATGACCGATCTGGAAAGCTCGGAACGCCACGAAGACCAGTTGCTCACGGAAGAACAGCGACGCTACAAGGCACTGCGCCAATCTGGATCAGTGACCAGCATCGCCAACTGCAATTTCCAGGCGCTGTATTACATGCGCAACGACCTCACCGACGAGGCTTGGTATTACTTCCGAATTGAGCGCCCACAAGGGCCAGCCATCAAGAGCACGTTCACGGCCAAACAGCTCACGTCGGCGCCTGAGTTCGCGAATCGCCTGCTCAACGTCTCCAATGGGGCGATGTTTGAGGGCAGCGCCCAGCAACTGAAACGGATCCTGGCACCGCAACTGGACTGCCTGAAAACCGTCAACACCATCGAATGGATCGGCTACAGCCGCGACCATGGCGCCTACGTCTTCAACGACCTGGCCTTTCACGGCGGCAAGGTGCAGGTGCGCAACAAGGAAGACTTTTTTGACCTCGGCAAGCTGAGCATCAAGTCGCAGAGCCAGTCGCCGGTGCTGCATATCAACACTGACCTCAACGCCTACAACGAAGGTTGGTTCGACATTTACTGGCGATGCTTTGGGGTTCAGGGTCTGGTGGTTTTGGCATGGTGGCTGGGCGCGTTGCACGCCGAGCAGATCCGCCAGATCCACAAGTCGCTGATGTTCCTGGAACTGGTGGGCGAAGCCGGCTCGGGCAAAACCACCCTGGTGGAGCTGTTGTGGAAGTCAGTCGGGCGCACTGATTACGAGGGCTTCGACCCATCCAAGGCAACCGCAGCAAGCCGTGCACGCAACTTCTCGCAGGTCAGCAACCTGCCGGTGGTGCTGATCGAGTCGGAGCGTGAACAGAAGGAAGGCCAGCCGGTTAAACACTTCGACTGGGACGAACTGAAAACTGCCTACAACGGCCGCAGCGTTCGCTCCACCGGCGTGAAAAACAACGGCAACGATACCCACGAACCGCCGTTCCGCGCCGCCTTGCTGATTGCGCAAAACAATCCGGTGAACGCGTCAGAGCCGATCCTGCAGCGAATCTGCCACGTCCACCTGACACGCGAGCACCACACGCCGGAGACCAAGCAGTACGCCGAGCAGCTGGAGCGCATGCCGATGGACAGCATCAGCGGCTTCCTGGTCAAGGCGCTGCAACGCGAAGCCGAAACCATGCGGCTGTTGGAAGAAAACACCTCCGGCTACGAACAGGAACTGCTGGCCCTGCCTGGTGTGCGCACCGTGCGTATCGCCAAGAACCACGCCCAGCTGCGCAGCCTGGTGGACGCACTAGCCGGCGTCGTACCGCTCGGCGATCGCCGCAAGGCCCTCGTCCACGCCGAAATCAGCCGCATGGCCCTGGAGCGGCAGCAGGCTATCAACGCCGACCACCCGACCGTGCGTGAGTTTTGGGACCTGTACGAATTCCTCAATGGCATGGACGAAAAAGCTGCGCTGAACCACGCGCGTCGCGATGGACTGATCGCCGTGAACCTCAACGAGTTTGTGGAAATGGCAGCCAATAAACGGCAGCAGGTACCGCCATTGAGCGACCTGAAACGGCTGTTGAAGACCAGCAAGTCACCCAAATTTTTGGAGTCGAACAAGCCCGTCAACTCGGCGCGCCAGGTCGACGCATTCGATAAACCTAAAACCATTCGCTGCTGGGTATTCCAGGGCGTGTAGGGGCTGCAACCCCTCGGCACCAACCACCCAAAGGAGAAGCACCATGCACGTACAAGTCATCACCGGTGACGGCCAACAGAGCGAAACCAACCGTCTTCGGCACCTGAAAGAGCTGAAGGACTGGTTCAACGAATCCGGGAAAATTGTTCACGCCGAAGCCTACGACCCTGCTGGCCTGGTCGCGATCCTGGAGGTTCGTGCGGTAAGCGACAAAGAAATTCTGGTGTTGGAGTGCTGCCGGGATCAGATCCAGGCAGTGCTGGAATGGCAGTCGGCAACGGATGAAGTTGTTGAATTTGAAAACCTGCTGCTGCACCTGGTGCGCAAGCAAAACCCAACGGGCGAAAGCCAATAATAAGGTGGTGCCGAGGGGCTGCAACCGCTCGGCACCGACCACCCAAAGGAGAAGCACCATGCAAGTGAATCAACCCAAAGGCGGCACCGCAGAGGCTACCACAACACCGCTGACTGTCGGCGGCAAGGTCAGCTACACAGCAATCAAAGCCCAGGGCAACGGCTATAGCCTCAGTGCCGGTAAAGCTGCATTGGGGTCCGTGCATCAGTATCAAGTGACGATTTCGCTGAGCACTGCTCAGCCGGAGGCTGGTCATGTCTGACCTCTTCTTCTTGCAGGACAGCCGCAGTAACGTCGGTAGCCGGGCCATGTTCTGGCGAGAAGGTGGCGGCTACACCTCGAACTTGAACGAGGCAGAGCAGTTCAAACGCGAGCCAGCGATCAAGCAGTACGAATGCCGCGAAACCGACCTGCCCTTGCCAGTGGAGTACGTCCGCACTCGGGCAGAGGTCGGCGTTGACTGCCAGTACCTCACCAAGTCAGAGGCCGAGGCCTACGGCAACGAAGACGGCCGCGTATATGTCGCCTTCGCACGCGAGTGGGACGGCAATGACCTGGTGTGGCGCGGCGGCAAAGGCCCAACCGCCAACCTGGATAACGCCATCCATCCGGGGGCTGCAGATGCCGCTGAGTACCTGGCCCAAGGGTTTGAGCTTTGGCCATGCGGATACATCGTCGAGCGTTCCCGGCCGGTGGTCCCTGCCGTGCTGCTCGACCACAGGCAGGCACTGCGCTCAGTCGGCCTCAAGCTGCCCAGGCTAATGCGCCCTCGCAACCGCATCTGCAGCGACCGGCTCAACTGCGAAGGCTGCGGGCGTTTTCTCAGTGAGCGTCAGCGCTTCGACGACTGCCCGAACTGCAGCGCGAGGAATGCACCATGAAAGTATTCCTTTTGCTTTACCTGTGCGCGGATGCGACCCGTACGGATTGCCAGGTGGTAAGGGCTGATAGCTGGAACGGTCCTCACGCCTACGAGCAATGCGTAGACGTAGTGCCAGGCCTGACTGAGGCGCTGACTGCTCCCAATCGGAAACGCCATCGGTTTGTTTGCGAGATCCAGGGCGACGGACCAAAGCCTGCAGAACACAAAGCGCTGCCAGCCTTTATTCATCAATCGTTTCGGATGTGAGGGGATCACCATGAACACAGCCTTCATTCTCATGGCCCAATACGACGGCCAGGCGATTATTTCGCTGGAAGTGGTGTGCCGGGATTACTTCACCCACCTGACGCCGGAGATGTTCCAGCGCAAGGTGATGAGTGGTCAGATCAGGCTTCCGATCACACGCCTGGAGCCGAGCCAGAAGTCGGCCAAGGGTATCCACCTCACCGACCTGGCCTCATACCTGGACCTACAACGCGCGGCCGCAGTAAAAGAGCACCGCCAGCTCAACGGGTTAAAACACGTCGTTTGAGCCACTTCATTGATGCGGCGCCCAGTTGGACGGGCGCCCTCAATATCTTTTCGTGCCATTCCCACCCCACATATCGGTCACCCTTACCGCGCAGGTGGGTGTATCGCCGCATCGAGTTCCAATCCCTGTGGCCGGAAACACTCGCCACTCGAGGGATATCCCAGTCCATTTCAAAAAGGCGACTGATACCTTCGTGGCGTAGATCGTGGAAGTGCAGATCTGCAATTTCCAGAAACTTACACGCTTTCGTCCATGATGTGGAGATTGACTCAGGGCTGTAGGGGAAGATGTCGTCGCCAGCCTTAGGCATTGACTGGAGAATGTGCCAGGCCTCGTCCGGCAGGTAACACCAAACATCGTTACCTATCTTCTGCCCGGGGTTTTTCATGTCGCGCACCAGCACCCGCTGGCCGGGCTCGTCGACGTCCACCCAGCGAATACGGGTTATCTCATCAAGCCGGCGCGTGGAGAACAGGGCAAAACCCGCGACCTTCAGCATATTGATGACAGTCGGTCGCCTCGCCAGCATGGCTTGGTAGTGCGTCAACACCTTTCCGAGTTCGTCCAACGTCGGCCGGCGATCACGTTCCCGGCTTTTTAGGTTATAGCCCAGCTTGCGCAGCACTCTCCGTGCACCGCCCATCGCAAGAGGATCGACCTCGTAACCCCATGCGTCTTTGGCGATAGCTAGAACCGCACCGAGGTGGGCCAGGTCGTTGCCAGCGGTTTGGGGCTGAACACCGCCGCCCTCCCCGCTCATTCTCCAAAGTGCGTAATCAACCAAGCACTGGGTATTGATATCCGTATCGGCCAACTTGCCAAGGTAAGTCTCGCCAATCGCATTGAGCGTGGCGCGCTTGGTCTTACCCAGCGGCTTGGCTTTCTCAACTTCGACCAGGTAGCGATCGATCATCTCTGTGAGCGTGGCCCCCTTGCGATTTGCGCGCTCGATCGCACCTGGCTCATCCAACTCCGACCCGCGTTTGCGCGCCCAAGCCTGCGCAGCCTGTTTTCGGGCGAAGGTCTGGCTCTCTTGGTAGACTTGCACTCCGTCGCGCTTGATGCGGATCTGAGCCGTGTAGCTCACAGTCCCATCTGCCAGTTTTCTTGCCCTGATAGTCGCCATATCGAAAGTGGTACGCGTCAGTTTTTGAGTGGTACATCGTACCACCGAGCCTTAAAAAACGCCTGAAAACACCCCAAAATACGCCTAGAACACGTTGAGTAAAATGCTAGAAAAACAAAGCTTTAGCCCAGCAGAATCAAGCCCCGCGCTGTCTCGGCGCTTTAGCGTTGCCCCCATGATGGACTGGACCGACCGCCACTGCCGGTTCTTCCTGCGCCTGCTCTCCAAGCACGCCCTGCTCTACACCGAGATGGTCACCACCGGCGCCATCCTGCACGGTGACCACGACCGTTTCCTGCGCCACAACGAAGCCGAGCACCCGCTTGCGCTGCAGTTGGGCGGCAGCGTGCCCGCTGACCTGGCCGCGTGCGCGCGCATGGCCCAGGCGGCCGGTTACGACGAGGTGAACCTGAACGTCGGCTGCCCCAGCGACCGGGTGCAGAACAATATGATCGGCGCGATCCTGATGGCGCACCCGGCGTTGGTGGCGGATTGCGTGAAGGCAATGCGTGATGCGGTGTCGATTCCGGTGACGGTGAAACATCGTATCGGGATCAATGGCCGGGACAGTTATGGCCAGTTGTGTGAGTTCGTCGGG